TATTGTTCAACTACAGGTTCGGGTACTGGTTCAACAATAGGTTCAGGTACTGGTTCAACTACAGGTTCGGGTACTGGTTCAATAACAGGCTCGGGTACTGGTTCAGGCACAGGTTCGGGTACTGGTTCAACAACTGGTTCACCCACAGGCTCGGGTTCTTGTTCAACTACAGGCTCGGGTACTTGTTCAACTACAGGTTCAGGCACTGGTTCAATAACAGGCTCGGGCACTGGTTCAACTACAGTTTCGGGTACTGGTTCAACTACAGGTTCGGGCACTGGTTCAACGACAGGTTCGGACACTTGTTCAACCACAGGCTCGGGTTCTGGTTCAACGACAGGTTCGGACACTTGTTCAACCACAGGCTCGGGTTCTGGTTCAATAACAGGTTCGGACACTTGTTCAACCACAGGCTCGGGTTCTGGTTCAATAACAGGTTCGGGTACTGTTTCAACAACAGGTTCGGGTTCTGGTTCAACAGGCTCGGGTACTGGTTCAACAATAGGTTCATGTACAGGTATTTTTTCAACAAGTTCGGGTACAGGTTCGTTGATTTCAACAAAATGAACAGGTTGTCTATTCTCTATCATTTTTGAACACGTTTTGCAAACTTCAGCAGGGGATTCTAAACATAATGTACACGGATTATGTATATTTCCTTTAGATTGAGATATCAGTAAATATAATTGATGTGATAAATTAACTAACCTAGATGTATTATGTTGATTGTGGGTTTCTAAATAATCATTGAATAAGGTCAATTGATCTTTAATTAATTTATTTTGATAAATGATATTGTGCACGTAATGTTCAATGTTTAATCCTTTTGATATTTTAACTTGATGCTCTTGAATTTCAACATCATTGGATTGAATGATTTCAGTTAAAAAAATGGTATAAGAATGAATGTCTGTTCTTATTTTTTCAACATCTTCAAAGGAATACATTTTAAATGGTTCTAAATCTTTATACACTGGATATTCACCCATGATTTTAGTACATCCATTCTTGATAGAATATTGATGAAGATGAACTAATAATTTATAGTAATCACCATACAAACGATTCATGATGAATTGATATACTTTATGATATAATTCATATTGCATGTCAATTAATTTACTTTGAAATAAAAACGAATCTAGCATATCGCTATGTTTGTTAGTAGATATGTATTTTACATACCATTCACGAACAGCATGTTTAAGTTGAAGCAATTCTTCAAACTGTAACGACAACTCTGCATTTAAATTTTTTAAATTCATACACTATGAAGACAAAAAAAAATAAACGCAGGGTATCCAAAACTAAAAAAGGTGGGTTACATTTTGACCCATTTAGAAATGATATGACGATTTATGTATCTATAGATAAAGGGTTTACAAGATCAATACGCTTACCTAAAACTGCAACGATAGATGACCTTCTTAAAGAGTTAAAAATATTTACATCTAGAAAAATAACTAGAATTTCTTATGAAAATAACGCAATTTATAAAATTACAGGTACAATAAATTTTGTAGGGAGTTTACAACATTATAAAGGTAAAAAATTAGATGTAAGTACGGTGGATGAAATAGAAACACAGGGCGATTTTAAAAACGAAGAATTTATTAAACTAGTTTCTCCAATGATTAAAAAGTCACAATTATTTGTAAAAACATTATGTGAATCATCAGGAAATTGTTTAGCTTTTGGAAAAAGGATAGATGAAGTAAATAAATATTTTGAGAATTTTTCAAATTTTTCATTGACTTCTGGAAATATAAAACGAATTGGAAATGAATCAGCCAATGGATTCATTCGTGAAATTAAATATGAAAAAAACGGATATACCGCGTATGCTATTTTAAAATCAAGCAAATCTAAATATGCAGATAATTTAGCCTATGAATATATTGTGGGAAAACAATTTATCAATCCTATCATTAAACAATTTCCCTGTTTTTTATATACCTATGGATTATTTTATTATAAAAATGACAATGAACATAAAAAACTTGATTATAGTTATACGTATGATGCAAAATTATTATCCACTGCAATTCAAGTATCAACTATAGATTATGATAAAATATGTCCTGATTCTAAACTTGCATGTATTTTAGTTCAACATTTACACAATTCAAAAACATTAGCTGATATGTTAGAAGAAAACAATACAGTATTCATCATGTACGATTTGATATATATATTATTTATTATTTATCATGCATTATATTCATTGCGTGGAATATTTACGCATTATGATTTACATGCTAACAATGTATTATTGTTTGAATTGCCCAAGGGTACATGTATTGAATATGTATATCATGTAGATGGGGAATTGTTTACCTTTAGATCCAGATATGTACCTAAACTAATAGATTATGGGAGGTGTTATTTTAATACAGGTAATATGTCATCCAATACTGTTAAACAAAAAATATGTACAATACCATCGTGCAATGAAACAAAACCATGTGGTTATAATAATGGGTTTGGTTATTTTAATGAGTTAAATCCAATTCCTCTTTTATCCTATAAATCAAACCAAAGTTATGATTTAATTTTATTACGATTGGTTGGTCAATACATAAAACCTGATTATCAAAATGCTCCAATCTATAAATTATTATCTAAAGTTACTAGAGAACAACATGAAAATTTAAATCATGACCCAGATAAAATTTTGAATATAGAAGACGCATATCATGCGATTAAATCATTCTGTGTAGGTATGAAAGAAAATATATATAAAGATTTCAAGGTGGAAGAGACCATTCATGTTTATCATGGAAAAGATATGGAATATGAATAAAATATTATGTATAGTATGAAAACTAAAAAAATAAAGGGTGGGCTTTCAAATCCATTTAGTAGTAAGGATATAACTGTTCAAATCTACATACAAGAATTAAAAATTATACCTAGAACTATCAAAATCAATAAAACAGCTTCATTTGAAGAACTTATTGGTAAAATAAATGAGGATGGAAAAAAGGCACATGTGATTATCTATAATGGCAAAAAAATATATATTACGTATGATGGGTTTACCATAACAAATATTACCGACGATAAATCTGAAATTAGCATTAATTTTAAATATTATGATGGAATCCCAATTATGGTGTATAAATCCGATGAAGCAAAAAAAGTAGTAGCAATAAAATTAGCAGAAATTAATCAATATAAAGTTGACTCTATCAGTAAAATAACCTATACGTTTCATAGACATGGATTTTCATGCAACAATTTGAATAAAGAATTTGGTGCAATGTATCAATTGAATGATATAGATGATCCATCTCTTTCTCTTTATGGAATATTTGATATTTTATTAAATGAAAATTCGTGTCGTATGTATACACAAGAATATAATGGATACATTTTTGTTTCCTCGTTGATTAGAACATGGCAAACAGCAACCTTATTGCATTTTTCAGAACCCAACGAGAATAGATTTATAGTTGTTTCTCCTTATATCAAAGAAGAACATGGTATGGCAAAAGGAAACATGCCGTTAATATTTGAAGATCAATTACGAAGAATGAAATTCTTTTTTTCATTATTAAATGCCATTTATCGTATAACAAGTGCAACTTATAGAAACAGTAGTGGATTTGATAGTAAGGGAATTAGAAATAAAACAAAACAAGAAATTATTTGTAGAAAAATTAAACAGATTTATAATTCTAGTATTACTATTTTAGATCCAACTAGAAAAAAACAATATACAATTAATAAATCTATGTACAATGAACCCATACGGGTTGATGATAATTATGTTAAATCTATTCTTGAAAATGTATTAGGAAGTCGTCTTTATGATAAAACCGCCGAATCTTCTACGATTGTTTCTCCTGATTTACACGCATTTAATCAACAACAACAAGAATATATAAATACATTAGTTAAACCACCTAGTTTATTATTACCTGCTGTAGCAAGTAGTGTACCTGAAGTTACTGTACAGGAACAGGCACCTTTTCCTGGATCAGGACAATATGGACAAGTATTAATGACGAATAGTATACCTGTTAAATCATATACAGCTCATGATTTAATTACTTATTATGAAGGAAACAGTTTTATGTTATTTGATAAATGGCTTTCTACTTACATACCTGATATAAAACGAGCATTTGTAGTATGTCATTCGCATACCATGCAATCCATATTAAAGAAACATACACCTTCTTTACAAAAAGAAAATCCGATTTTTAAATCCAATGTTTGGTCGTTTACTTATAATTCAGCCACAAATAAATTTACAGTTACGATGGGTTTGAAAAAACCGGCTTTTACAAAAGAAATGAGTTTTAATTTAGAACCTGTATGTAAATTACCAGACGTGTCTACACTTCTACAACAAGACCTAGTTCCAAATCCTGAACAATATCAATTGACGTATGTAAATCCTCGCTTGCCAAGTAATTATGTTGGAGGTAGAAAAACAAGAAACAAGTTTAAACGTAAAAAATAAAATCATAACAAGGATATGTTGAGCGAAAGTGATAGATACCAATTAAAGAAAATGGCTGAAAAAAATAACGTGGTGGATCAAACGGATAAAATTCGCGAATTAAAGCATAGTTCTGAAATACGCAGATCCATAGAATCGTTACTTCGTCTTAAACAAGAACATAAGGAATTGTTAGAAACGGATAAAGTCAAGTTTGAACAATTGGTCATGTCCGAATGCAGTTTTCTTTTTTACAATTACATGGAATTGTATAACATCATGATGAAAGGTGAAATGAATCCCTCTATTTTATTCAATTTACTAGATGTGTTACAATCCATTGAAAATGGTGTGTACGACCAACAAGAAGGAAGTGTTAAAGTGGGTCAATTGTTGAAAGAAATTTACATTGATCATAAGTTGGCTGAAACGGCAAGGTTAGATGAACAATATCCAAAACCCGTGATACAAGAACATAAAAAGATAAGTTGGACCGATTTTAAAAAAAATATTTAGAAAGTATATAATGCCTGTAATTACAACGTCAACTCAACAAGGATCAAGTATGGCTGCTCCTTTAAGTGAAGCGAGCCAGGTACCGCTTGACCGAATGATGATACGAAGAATGTTCCCAAATACGTCTAAATTTGGAGGTAATTATGTACTCACCAAAACGTGGGCGACAAGTCCTTTCCGTGTTTATTTTAATGCGGGAGATTTATTGGATCGCCAGCGTGAACCAGGTGGGTCCAATCAGGTAAAGGGATCTGTAGGCATTGGTCAATATAGAAATACATTAGGATCTATGGATGGAACCATGAAAGGAAATGGTGCTTCAGGAAATCAACATTTCGTCTATGATAGTTCGGATTACATTAAATTCAAACGGCTTCGTGCAAAGATGCAAAATTACAACGATAGTAGTTTTGGTGGATCCAACAATGGAGCGTATACTTTTTTGATGGCAGTTCGTCATTGAAATGGAGGTATGGTTAAATATTCTATAAAACGATCTCTCACAATGTACAACAAATTAGTTTTTGGGTCCCAATCACTTCTCCACGTATTATGAGCATTTAATGAACGCATATGAGGGTTAAACTTGTCGTAATAATCGCATGCTTCTTGACGTGTGTTAAATATTTTATTCATATAACCAACATGTTCACATTTTCCATTCCATTCAGGATGTTGAATGTGACCATGTGCATTAAATTTTTGAACTTCTAAAATATACGGCATTTTATAAAAACTTAAAATAATTTTAAGTTGAAAATTATAAATCATTGGCTGTAAATAAAATGTGTTCATCGGGGGTAATTTGTTGAAAGATAATGCATTCGTCCATGTACAAACTGAAAAAAATATTTTTCCAGTTTTTACAAGTAATTAAAGTTCCATGATCTTCAATATCAATACGAACAATGAATCCTCCATTCATTAATTTAGATAAATCATTGACATTGACCCACCGAATGTATCCCCCTATTGTCAATTCATGTAATTCGTCTATATACCTGTAACGGGTAAGTGCTTTCGCATTAACGTTTAATTTACTTAATACCTTTCTCTTCATGGCATTTATTTTTTTATAACCATCCATACATGATTCATAAAAAAATATTTATTTGTTTTTTATATTTATTTACGCGATCGTTTTCTTAAACTACGCTTCTTTGAACTACGCTTCTTTGAACTGCGTTTTCCACGTTTAGATTTACGTCTACCACCTTGTTTTTGTTTCATATCTTCTTGTTCTTGTTCTTGTTTTTCTTGTTTTTCTTGGTTTTCTTGTTTCACATCTTCTTGTTCGTACTGATCCATGCAATTACATAATATTAAAAAATAAACGCAATTTTCCTTAAGTTAATTTGTTAAATGTTCAATATGTATTTTAGCAGAGGATCGTTTTGGAAATACAATGACCATTCCTTCTGAAATCAATGTTTTTTGCATGTACAATAAACATTGTTCTTTTGCTTCTGTAATTGCAATGTCTGTTCCCATAGATACTTTTAATTCAATCACCATTTTATTCTCTACAATTAAATCTGCTCGTACCGTACCTACATACTTATCATGATACGTAATGAGAATATCGCGTTCTGATTCATATGCAAGACGATGTTCTTGTAATCCAATCTTCATTGCATTATGATAGACGGATTCCGTATGACCAGCACCCAACACTTGATACACATCATTCGCAATCTCAGAGATCGTCTGCATTTTTGAAATGATAAGGTAAAACATGAATCATTTTTTTAAATATATACTAAAAATAAGATAATATATGAAAGGTTGTATTATCTTATTTGGAGAATCATTTAGATTAGGAGGACAATTTACACAAAATCGTGGTTCAAATAAATCCTATCATGAACAAATAAGGGCTTCTTTATCACATGTTCATTTTATTAAAAAATTTAATATGGATATTTTTATAAGTAGTTACAAAACAAAATTTATGAATCATTTAATTCATGTTTACAAACATAATTTATTGGGATATGACTTTTACAATGAATTAATAGGACAAGAAAATTTAATCAAACATGCACTCCATAAAATATGTAGTGATAACTATGATTTTTTGTTCATCATGAGAATAGATTTATTTATTAAACCTAAATTGATAGAAATATTTGATCCTTATGGTGATAAAATATTATGGCCATCCATATGTTTTAAACCTTTTCATAAATGTGGAATACATCCAAGGGTAAATGATGTGATGATGTTTATTCCTAAAAAATATTATAAATATTTAAACTACATTCATTATCATCCAGATGGTCATAATCAATGGAACTATTTTATTGAAAACACAGATTTGACGTACAATGATTTAGATACTATGTTGGATACGTATCATGATTCGGATAGCAGTAAAGATTTAAATCCTATTTATTATATTGTAAATAGACAAGAATCAACTACACATCATACCAATGAAATATTTAATAAATTTAATTTTTAATAATTTCCAGAAATGATAAGATAACTTAAAAAAAGTCCGAAAAAATTCTTTGAAAATAAATCCAATATGTTGTAGCATGCATTTTTAAGATAATACGGAAATAGGGCAACGATGCCATACAAAGACCAAAAAAAGAAAAAATACCAAAATAAAGCAGATCCTTGATTGACATAATGAACATAAATCATGTAATAATATATCAAAAATGGAATGAAACCCAATCCTACGCCAAGTAAAACAGGAAGGTAGTTGATTTCACTTAAATACCCAAACAACAACATGGCCCAATTCAAACATAGTACAGGTACAATGACACTTGAATTATCTTTTAACATTTGAAAAAAATTTAATTGTGTTTTATTTTCTGTATTCAAATACAATAAATATAATATTAATGTAACTAACATGGTAGGTGTCGTAATCATCCAATCTATGTATCGTTTGGGTGTAATGTTAGATAATTTAAAATTGTAGGATAGCCATACATAAAATGTCCCTTCCAACAATTGAATGAATAAATCTAATATCATTAATTGTTTAATGATCAACATAGGAACATTTAAAAAAAAGGTTCCTATTTGTATCGTTCCTGTAATGACTTGAACGATGATAGAAATAATTAATGTATTATAAAATATTTTTTTAAGATTCATACCTTATACAAATAAATCTTCTGTACAAGTTGCTTTATAATTGATTTCAATGATATTTTTTACTTTAGTTGACAAAAAAGGCATGACTATTTTGTGAGTCGTGGTAATATACATGGTTGGATTGATGATGATGATTTTTTTAAGATTTTTACTAAATTTAGTAATTATTTTTGCTACTTCAATGGCGACAGTTGTTTGAATCGCATGCATAAAACCAAATTCAACCCCGTCAAATACCCATACCCATGGTTTATCTTGAATTTCACTTAACATGCCATGATAATGATTGACAATGCCTTTTACATCATCATAAAATATGGCTTTTGAGGGACATGTATAATAATACAGTATTCCGTTTTTCTCCTCTACCTTTAATGAATGACTAGATGGCATGATTTTGCAAATAGGACATTCATACATAATTATCTGTATACATTTTTTTGTTTTACAAAATTTTAAAATTGATATAAGATTAAGTTCATTCAAGTAAGAAATGGAAGTTCGGTTGTTTGATTTTAAACAATACAATGAAGATGATCCTGAAGTGGAGGGTGCTGATGCCCAAACCTTCAGAATACAAATGTTTGGATTGAATGAAAAAGGAGAAACCTTTTCTATCAAAGTCAATGATTTCAAACCGTACTTCTTTTGCATGGTACATGATTCATTTTCACGATCTGAAAAAAACGTGTTTTTTGACCATATCAAACAACGTGTTGGAACGTATTATGCAGAGTCTATTTTAAGTTGTTCACTCATTCGTAAAAAAAAATTGGATGGTTTTGATGGCCGAAAATATCATAATTTCCTATGTTTTAAATTTCGTGGCATGTCCTCTTTCTATAAAGTTAGAAATTTATGGTACAAAGAAATGCCGGATAAAAAAAAAGTGTTGTTGCCAGGCGGATATACGTACATGGGTCACGCTTATAAATTATACGAAGCGAACATTCAGCCTCTTCTTCGGTTCTTTCACATCAAAGAAATAAGTCCATCTGGATGGATTAAAATACTCAATCCTACTGAAGATTCTTCTACCACAACGTGTACTTATGAATATATCGTTTCGTGTAAAGATATCGTACCCTTGCCGGATAAAGAAACCATGCCTCCATTTAAAATATGTAGTTTTGATATTGAAGCAAGTAGTAGTCACGGTGATTTTCCAGTTCCTATCAAAGATTATAAAAAATTAGCTGAAAATATAGTGGAATATGAATCTAACTTACCTCCCATTCAATTACTAGAAACGTGTTTATTGTCGGCGTTTGGATTTGAACCAAATCATGAGATAGATCTTGTTTATCCTAAACAACCGATTTCAAAAGAAGCCGTATTGAAAATCATGCAGGATCATTTATCTACCGCAATTGAAATTATTCAAGAAGTCAAAGAAGTTGAAGTGTTGGAACCATTATTTCATCAACCGGTTCATCATGATGATTCAAGTGATGAAGAAGATTTGGAAGATGATGATCATGCACTTAACATTATCTCGGTTTTAAATCAAGAAAAACCATCCTCTGCCTTAATTAAAAAATGGTTGAATGATCATTTTCCTCCTTTGGAAGGTGATAAAGTAACGTTCATTGGAAGTTCATTTCTTAATTACGGAGAACACGTTCCTTACCTAAATCATTGTATTGTACTGAATGGATGTACACCCGTAGACGGTGTTCAATTAGAAACGTATGATCATGAAAAAGACGTTTTGGTTGCATGGACAAAATTAATTGCACGAGAACAACCCGACATCATTGTTGGATATAACATTTATGGATTTGATGAAAAATTCATGTTTCGGCGTGCAATTGAAACAAATTGTGTATGTGAGTTTTTACAATTGACACGAAATAAAGGTGTTTTATCTGGATTCTTTAAAAATGGAAAATGGAACATTCAAGAAAAGACGGTTATTCTAGCAAGTGGTGAATATAACCTAGAATATTTTAATACAGAAGGTCGTTTACAGTTTGATTTGTACAACATATTTAGACGTGATTATAATTTTGAATCGTATAAATTGGATGCCGTCTCTTCATATTTCATTGGAGATAACATCAGCAAGATTGAAAGCGAGATGAATTCAACCCGTGTTTATACCAAAAATATGTTTGGTCTTGAATTGTACAATTATATCGTGTTTGAAGAAATTTCGCATTCGTCCAATTATTATCGTAATGGACAAAAATTTAAAGTCATTGACATTCAAAAAGATTACTTTGTCGTGGATTCCATTGCGAGACCTAATATGAATCATGAAGTGAAATGGGGATTGGCAAAGGATGACGTAGATCACCATCAAATTTTCAAATTGTCCAATGGTTCAGATTCAGACAGGGCCATTGTTGCCAAGTACTGTATTCAGGATTGTAGGCTTGTTCTACATCTCTTGAATAAAACCGACATTCTCAATGGATTTGTTCAAATGTCAACCGTATGTAGTGTTCCCATTGAATATTTAACGATGCGAGGTCAAGGTATTAAACTTCAAAGTTATATTGCTTCTCAATGTAGAAAACGAGATACCTTGATGCCAGTTCTTCAACCACCTGAATTTGATACTGGTTATGAAGGAGCGTTCGTTCTTAAACCCAAATGCGATCTTTATGTAGATGATCCGGTAGGTGTATGTGATTTTAAATCACTATATCCATCGTCCATGATTTCAGAAGGAATCTCATCGGATAGTTTAGTATGGGTAAAAGAGTATAATTTGGAAGGTGTGTTAACACGCGAAACCGGTATTAAACGCAATGATGTTTTCATTTATGATAATTTACCTGACTATACATACATTGACATTGAGCATGATGCATATAAATATGTGAGAAAAACACCGAAATCAAAAGCGGAAAAGGTAAAATGTGGTATTGTCGTATGTAGGTTTGCACAGTTTCCAGATGAAAAACCAATCATGCCTTCGGTGTTGGAAGAATTGTTGAATGCACGAAGTTCAACTCGTAAATTGATTAAAAAGGAAAAGGATGAATTCATGAAAAATATTTTAGATAAACGTCAGCTCGCTTATAAAACAACGGCGAATTCATTGTATGGACAGTGTGGAGCACGTACCAGTGCCTTTTACAACAAATATGTGGCGGCAAGTTGTACTGCAGTTGGAAGAAAATTGCTCATGTGTGCAAAAAGTGTCATTGAAAATGTATATGATCATATAGATTGTGATACGTCACAGGGGAAAATAAATGCAACCGCAGAATATGTATACGGAGATACCGATTCCGTGTTCTTTAAATTCAAATTAATCAAAGATGGGGTTCAATTGAAAGGGAAAGAGGCGTTAGGTCTTACCATTGAATTGGCACAGGAGGCCGGTCAATTGGTAACGTCTTTCTTGAAAAATCCACATGAATTAGAGTATGAAAAAACATTTTGGCCATTCATTCTCTTGTCTAAAAAGCGATATGTAGGCATGTTGTATGAACATAACACAGAAGAGTGTGAACGCAAAAGCATGGGCATTGTCTTAAAACGACGTGATAATGCACCCATTGTAAAAGATGTGTATGGTGGATTGATTGATATTTTAATGAAGAATGGTAACATTGATTCGGCAGTAGACTTTGTTAAATCCTGTTTTAAAAAACTAAAAGCTGGAGAAATTCCATTGGATAAATTAATCATTACCAAATCCTTGAGATCCGGATATAAAAATCCAAAACAAATTGCTCATAAAGTGTTGGCGGATAGAATGGGTGTACGAGATCCTGGAAATAAACCCAAACCAGGAGATCGTATCCGGTATGCCTTTGTTAAAAAGCCGAAACTAAAAGGAATGCTTCAAGGAGATATGATTGAAGATCCAGAATATATTAAAAAACATAATTTAGGAATTGATTATGATCATTACATTAGCAACCAATTGATGAAACCCATTCAACAAGTCTTTGAATTGGTGTTGGACAATTTAAAAGATTTTCAAGTAAGACGACCTTTGTATGAAGCTGAAATTCTCAAGATTAAAGATTTGCCTCAAGAAAAATTTGATAAGAAACGTGAAACGTTGCGTCATCGTGAAATTCAAAAATTATTAGAATAATTTATTGTATATTATATGGCTAATGTACCAAGATTTCTTGACCCAGAATGGATTACAGACATAACAAATAGACTTATTAGGGGAGATATTAGAGGCACGAAAGATGATTTAACAAATAGATTATCTGCATTTAATTCAAACGAACTTAAAATACTAATAAAAGCAAAATTAATTGAACTAAACCGTGAAGATTTATTTAATTCAGTTGATAATGTTGTTACTGAAAACCGTGGTGGACGATCCAAACGCAAATCCAAAAAACGCAAAAAATCTAAACGTATGTAATTCATTCAAATACATTATCAATCACAGAATCTACTAATTTTTTTTTTTTATCCTCCGGACAAACCAAATAATGTATACCAAATCCTGGACGATCATTCACTTCAATCACAATACCAGTTAAATAATATGGAAGAGAAATATCGTCACATATGTAATCAATTCCACTTAATTTTAATTCTAAAACATTGTTTATTTTTTTAAATAATAGGATGTTCATGGGATGTACTGTATCTATGTCTATGTAATTTACAGTTGACCCATTTGACATGTTCGCCACATGGGTAATGATTAACTTTTCATTTATTGGTAAAACATCATTCATTTCATACCCTTGTTGTTGGATATAATGATAATCTATGGTATGAATTTTATAGGGATCTAATTTAGTATCATTATAAGAATCAATTAATTGCTGAACTGTTTTTTCACCATCACCAATAATAAAAGCGGGTGTTTTCATGGTAATTCCGATAATATCATCGTTGAATACCATGATTCTGTATTCTTTCCCAAATGCTTGTTCTTCAATAAGAACTTTTCCTTTTAACTCATGTACACATTTTAAAAGATGCTCGGTCGTTGTAATATCGGTAGTTACACCATAACCTTTTTCACCATCCAATGGTTTAACTACATACGGTTTTTTTAAGGAATGAACATGTTGTAAATTTTCTTCAGATGATAATTGATTGTTCCATGTATAAGATTTGGATACCGGAATGTCATGTTTATGTAAAAATTCGCTGATTAACGATTTATTAGCATGAAAATTAGCATGTTTGGAATTTTTATTCAATTTTTTATAATGGATGATTTCGTCATTTTTTTCTAAAGTTTTATTTTCTGTATCAATCACAATATCATCTTTTTTATATTTATCTATAAAATAAGAACTTGTAAACACAATACCTTCTTTTATAAGAAAATATTTTTGGTACACGATAATTAGTAATAGTATAACTAATAGATAAATTAACATATTATTTATTATATTTTAAAAAACATTTATATGGAACTACCTCAACCTTCCCCATTATCAAGAATGAATACAACCATGTCTCCTAATCAAACAAATGAACTTACATGTGTACCCCATATGATATCTAGATTATTTATAAGAAATATATTTAAACTTCCAGGCATGTTAAATTCGGAATGCAATCAATTTCTTAATACGTATGAATTTAATCAAATTGGTGAAATAGGATCCGATATTTCAGTAGAAGATGTTTCTTTGCCTCAATTAGTAACTCATTGTAAAAATGTAGAAAGTGTACATAAAGTAGTCATGTATTTGTATATCTATTTTTTAATCATTGAAAAATATCCAACTATTTGTAGTGTTGGTCTAATTGATACACCAGTTTCTGAAATCATAGATTATGTAAAGAATCAAATAAATGCCAAACTAATACCTAAAAAAGTAGAACAATATGAAAGTGTGATTATACCGGTTTTAGAAAAAATAGGTCAAATTAATATTAGTGTTGAGGTTGAAAATATGAATGATAAAAAAGTGTTATCACGAAAGTTTATTCGGCATATGAAAAGACATGACAACGAATATGTTGGATGTTTAATGTATTCGGATGAAGCGAAACATGCTACTGTTATAGGTGGAATTGGTTATAATCCAGAATTAAGTGAAATTCCTGTTGATAATACACTTATTATCAAGGATTCTTATGGAGTTTCAAATACTTATATATCAATCCATGATTTTTTAAATCATGGTTTTAACGGATATGAATTAAAATATTTTGTTTATTTATCTCCAACCATGGGAGGTAAATCACGTAAAAAATTGAATAAAAAAACTTATCGTAAACACAAAAGATGATTCAATTTGGAAACCTTACCTTACATAAAGGTACACCTGTACACAATAAAAAATGCATGGTACGATCAAAAAATAATATGTATTGCCTTGGTGTGTATTCATTTTCCATGTGCAACCCATTTCAGTATACACCCGTCAATAGAATTTATTTGAAGGATTGTACCTTGTATACCTATAAAAATGATGTCTTGGTAGAATCTACAAAGACACCAGTTACCATGTGGAACATTGAAGATGAATATTGGATTCTTCAAGAATCCTATTTATCTAGAATGAAACAAAAATTATTATGTAAAATTTTATCTGCGTTAATTAATGAAACATTTATTGTAGATCCATATTTATATAAGGACATAGTATGAACATCAATCAACTAAAGACATACACCTACTACCGAATGACGATCAAAAAAGGTAGTAATGTGACCTACATGTATACAGGCGATTTTTTACCAGAAGGCGAATATTGTGTTCATGTACGCGGACTTTTAAAAAATAAAGAATGTATTCACACCATCCTTGCAGGTGTAATACCATATACAGGACATAAAAATGACCTTATTTTTAATAATTTTAGTCATTATGAAAATATCATTGCCATTTCTGTGACGGAAGAAACGCCCCTTTTTAATAAACCGAGTGATTCTTTTTTTAAAATTATAAATTATCAATCGGGATGTTTATGTTCACCTTTACCTGATCATTATTGATTGATATGGGGATATTTATTCATAATAAGATTCGTGATCATGTCAGGTGATAATTCATAATTGATGACCAATAATTTAGCACAATCTTTAATCAATGATTCAGCATTGGATAACATAATCTTGGTACGCGAATAGGCAATGGATATGATGTTGTCTATCTCAGCATTGATCTGATCTTGATCACTAATGATGATTTTATCTCCCATTCCTAAATGAACGATCATTTGTTCTGCTATCTTTTTGACTTGTTGTAGATCATGTGATGCACCGGATGATATATTATTATGTTTAAAAATAATCTCTTCTGCAATTCTTCCTCCTAATAGTACCATCATTTCCTGGATCAATTGTTCTTTTGTTTGAATTGCATTGGAGGATGGTTCAAATAGAGTAAACCCTAAACTTTTGGGTGAATATAGATTGATCGTGATTTTAACTAATTTTTTATGTTTCGTGAATAACCCAATCAATGCATGGCCTATTTCATGTACGGCTACTTGAAATAATGTATCCTCAGTTAATTGATTTTTAACGGATTGAAACCCAACTAGAATTCTATTCGCAATAAGATTAAGATCATGTTTATTGATTTGAAATCTATTCTGACGAAGAACATATAACATGGCTTCATTCAAAAAATTTTCAATTTCTGCTCCAGAAAATCCATTGGTTAATTCTGCTAGATAATCCATGGTGATTTCATGATCCATTGGTTTATTTGTACTATGTATTTTTAGGATATGTTTTCTAGTTTCTTTATCAGGGTTACCAATATATATCTTTTTATCAATTCTTCCCGGTCGTATTAGAGCAGAATCTAATAGATCAATTCTATTGGTAGCTCCAATGATAAAGATGCCATTTGCCGATTTGAACCCATCTAAATTGACTAATAATTCATTCAAGGTTGAGTCGTGTTCCGTATTAGCACCAGAATCAGAGGAACGTTTTCGTCCAAGTGCATCTAATTCATCAATGAATATGATGCATGGTAAATTTTCTTGAGCTAGACCAAATAATTCTCTCACACGGGATGCTCCTACACCTACATATTTTTCTTGAAATTGTGCTCCAGAAACAGGAATGAATCCAATCTTGATTTCTCCACTAAAACATTTTGCCATTAATGTTTTACCATTGCCAGGGGGTCCTTCTAAAATGATTCCTTTTGGAATTCTAACATTATATTTTGCATATTTCGTATAATTCACTAACATGTCTGCACATTGCATTAATTCTTCTTTGATGAGGTCATACCCTCCAACATCCTTAAAATTATAGGTAGAATTTTGAATCAGTTCAAAATTTTCACTTTTAACATCGTTATCTTTATTTTGATTGGTATTGATGATGATATTAATGGGGCGTGGTTTGAATTCATAATCATATTCATTATTAAATCCATCTTCATCATAATCATCATATACATTTTCATCATTGATATGATCTAAATAATCTTGGATATATGTTTCATTATGTAAATTTAATCCAGTCATATTTTTTAATATTTTGTTTTTTTCATTCAATAAATTTTTTATTTTTAGTTTTTCTGTATTCAATTCATGATCAATCTGTCTCAATTTATCATTATGTAATCTAAGGGGTAATCTATGAGGTAACCTTAGATGAAAACTAGTCACTGCAATCAAGTGAAACCATATTAAATACATATATATCCATATATCATCATTTTTAAGTAAATTTATTGCATGAGTTGAAACATTTATCCCGGATGACAAAAATTGAGTTTCCAAACTCTATGTATTCAGATACAACAGTCCCTAAATAAAACATGATGATATACATATTTTTAGGATTCCATTTAGTTCCAAGAAGATAATTGCATCCTAAAAAAGTCAATAACATAACCAACAAAAACATCCAATGATGAATGTGAATACACTGGTTATTGCACTTGTCTGAATCCAAAACAATGTTCATGTTGATTCCATGTTTAGGTTCACTATTCACACGTGTACCTAACAATACCACATAGGATAGTATTGCACCTAATAAAAAAAATACTATATATAAATACATATATCTAATGTTTATTTTTTTTCAAGATTTACATGGACTTGACTACTTCTGATATACGCATCATAGAATCATTTTCAGACAAATATTTCTTATATCCATCATAATATGGCTTCAAATAAACAAGCGCTTCTGGTAGTGTTGTCGGCGGATTAATCTTGTACTTGTTGGGGTAAAGTGTATTCATTTTCTTCTTATGAACAGAAATGCACATGCCTACACCCGTATCTACTGGATTTAGAAAATCAGAACTATTCGTACGTGACAAGATTTCATAAAGTGTTCCGCCTGCGTAGTTGTCCCAGGATATATTGGGGAACATGTTGCTTTCAAAGATAGTGGTTGGAATTTTTACTTTATGACCAAACAAATCACCCTTAAAATCTCCACATGTATCTACAAGAATCACATTCATGCCCGATTCTTTCAAGATAGATGCAACCTTACCGTTCAATACATCAGATGCCATTTTAAATACATTTCGTGAGGTTGCTTGATGTGTACGAATTAAGTTTACACATTCATCATCTACACTAATGACATGAATTTTCCAATCAGGATGAAGTTTATTCAATTCTTGTACTAACCATTTTCGTGACGTTGATTTTCCAGAACCAGGAACACCCATCATTTGTACCAACTTGAATTCTGACTTTACTTCCTGTTTGACAGGAAAACAATCATGGGTATCGCGTTTAGTAACCAACGTCATGGTAGAACGCATGACATCGGATCTGCAGTACAAACACTTTACTTTTTCATCGGGCGAGGTCATTCCATTCAATCCTTCCGTGGAAATGACAATTTTAGGAGAACACGTCATGCCTCTCCATGTATGATCTGGAAAGATGTATCCACTGGTAATAGAATCTTGCATGATCGGACACGTATAATCCAATTCATCTTCAAGATAAACTACCGATATTTTAGGCAAGGCAAGCAATTCATGTTCTAGTTCAGCTGGATTTTTAAACATTTGATTGGTGCATAGGATATCATCTTTATCATGTTTACCAATTTCTTTACAAATGCCGTACCATAGAGCAGTGGCATTCATAGGACGAC